GATGCCTTTGCCAACACTTTGATAGAAGCTTTTGAGGCTACTACTCATATAACCTACAACTCAATCACTGTGTCTATTGACTACGCTGAAAGACAGCAAGGTTTCTTAGATGCACCTTGGTACTATGTTCCGGTGAGTATCGGATGGTACTGCTATAACAATTAGGAGAATACATTATGGCCTTCGCACAAGGTTCTCGTTCCAGCCTATCGTTCATTGTGGAAAGCACATTTGGCACGACTCCTGCTGGTAACTTCACAAACTTACCCTTCAGCACACACTCTTTGAACCTAACTAAAGATCGTGTAGCTGGTACTGATATTCAATCTGATCGTATGCCCCGTGTTGACCGTCATGGTAACCGTCAAGCTGCTGGTGATATTGTTGCTGACTTACGTGATGCTGACTACGATGCATTCTTAGAATCAGCTATGTTGTCTACTTGGTCAGATAACGTCCTTAAGGTAGGTACTACACCTAAGTTCTTCTCTATCGAAGACTATGCTGCTGACATCGACCAAGCTCGTTTGTTTACAGGTATGACGGTTTCTACTATGGGTATCTCTCTCGCCCCTAACCAGATGGTAACAGCTACCTACGGTATGGTTGGTAAGGACATGACCATTAGTGCTACTGAGAAGACACAGGACGCTGCATCAGGTGCTGCCCCCTTCGATGCTTACTCAGGCACATTAGCTATCGGTGACGTTGATGGTACACCCTCTACATCAGCTATCGTAACTGGTATGGACTTTACCTTGACTAACTCATTCGCACCTACCTTCGTTATTGGTAGTGATAGTGCGCCACAATTAGAGGTTGGTCGCGCAGAGATCGAAGGTACTATCTCAGCTTACTTTGAGGACGCAGCTTTAATCAACCGCTTCTTGAATGAAACTGAGACTGAGCTTGAGGTAACTGTGGGTGATGGTCAGAGTAATACCATGAAGTTCGCATTCCCACGGGCTAAGATCAATAGTGCAGACGTAGGTGTAGATGGTCCAACTAGCCGTGTTATCTCTATGTCATTCGTAGCACTCTACAACACAGCAGATGCAAGTAACTTAGTTATTACTCGCTCTGCATAGGTACCCTAGCTAGGGCGGGGGAGTGCCGGTGTCGGGTCTGGTGCTTCCCCTTTTAACAAACTAACCCGACATCTTTTACCCGAAAGGAAACTCGACATGGACTTGATGGATTTAAAACCTAAGTCAGATACTATTGAAGTAATCTTGAAACACCCTAACACTCTTGAGCCACTAACTAATGATGATGGTAGCGAGATGACAGTTACGGTACACGCTCAACATTCCAAGGAATACCGCGGAGCTATGCATGAGCAACAAGACCGTAGGATTGATAAGCTGCAGAAGAAAGGTAATAACAAGTACTCTGCTGCAGATCTGGAGACAGACACTATCAACCTACTGGTCAAGGTTACTAAGGAATGGGATATCACCTATGGTGGTGAAAAACCTAAGCTAAACTCAGCTAAAGCTAAAGAAGTATACACTGAGGTATTCTGGCTTCGTAACCAGATCGAGGAGGCACTCTCTGAAAGCCTGGATTTTACCAAGGCCTGATTGACGAACTGCTTGAGTACGCAGAACATGAGTTCTCTCTCAATAAGTCCGGCAAAGATGGCATATCCCAAAGAGAACATTTAGAGCAAGTACAAAGGCAGACTGGTCAGACACCAAAGGAATTAGAAGGCCCCTCTTTTCCCACGTTGGTATCTCACATATGGTCTGCCTTTGCTGCATTAAGCTCCGCAAGAACTAACGGGTTTAGTGGACCTAATCCACTTAGTTACACTGAGATAAAGTCTTGGGTAGAACTGACTAACGCCTCTGTATCTGCTAGAGATGTAGAAGCAATCAAGAGCCTAGACATAGTTTTCATAAGGACACATAATGACTGATATAAAGTTAGACCTTGAGGTTACGGGTATAAAGGAGCTGAAAGAGGCTGCTGCCAGTTTCGACCGCCTTGGTAAGGTCTCTGCTAAACTGTCAGCTCAGTATAAACCTTTAGGTGCTCAAACTACAAGACTTGTTCAAGAAACAAAACGACTTGCAACTGCTCAAAAGCAATTAGATAAAGCTGTTGAAGAAGGTCTTATAACTGACGCTCAAGCTAATAAAGCTATGGCCGAGCAAGAAAGGCTATCTAAAGAGAGAATACTTACAGATAAAACTCTCATAGCTCAAGCTAAAAAGAGGGCTAAGGCCGAGAAAGAGCTACAGAAAGAAACAGCTAGGCTTGTTAAGGAATATGCCCCTGCTAGAACTGCTGCTGACTTATACCGAAAGAAGCTTAAGGAAATTGACCAAGCTCTACACCGTAACGTCATTAGTTCTGATGAAGCTGCAAAAGCAACTGCAACTCTTAAAAGAGAGTTCAATCAGTTTACTTCAGGTCTAGCTACTGGTGGTAATCAGTTTGCTAAGTTTAACGTAGAAGCTTATAAAGCTAACCAAAGAACTAAAAGGTTTGCTTCTGTAGGTCTACAGCAAGCTGGTTATCAGGTGGGTGACTTTGCAGTACAGCTTCAAGGTGGAACTAACATAGCTGTTGCCTTTGGTCAACAGATGTCTCAGTTGTTGGGTATCTTTGGGGCGGGTGGTGCCATAGCCGGTGCTGGTGTTGCTATTGCTACTGCTTTCATAGCACCTCTTATAGATGCAAAGAAAAACGCTAAAGGTTTTAATGACACCTTAGATACTATCGGTTCTACTATTAGCTCTATGGAATCCCTTGGTGATACCTTAAGGGATATTTTAGTTGCTCCCTTCTTTGAAGGACAACAGGCTGCAACTTCTTTCTTTGCAAGAATTACTGAAGAGCAAAATAAGAAAGCTGCCCAAACGGTAGCCACTGCTTTAGGTTATCGAAAGCCTTTAACAGGTAAAGGTACTGGTATATTAGGCACTTTAGAACGTGTAAAAGAGGATCTTGAAAAAGGTACTACACAAGGACCTTTGCCTTCTTATATATCAGGTGAAAAACCTGTAATAGATCAAAAGGCTATTGATGCTGTAGAGGCAGCTATGCTTGACCTGACATTTGCTGTAAGAGCTAAAACAGGTGAACTCCTCCCTTTAGAAGAGATTGCAGAAAACTTAGTAAACCTTGCTGAAGCAGGTAGAACCTCTGGCCCTATTATAAGAAAAGCATTAGATGACCTTATTCAATCAGACGATGTTCTGTTAGGTGTTTATAGAAGAGTTATCGAAAAGAGAGCTGAAGATGCTAAGGCTGTGGCTAAATCTGTTAGCGACAAAGAAAACGCCTTAATGAAGGGTACGTTTAAGCTTCAAGAAGACTTATACGAACAGCATAAACAAGAGCAAGAAGACGACTTTAATAACTCCATAGCAGTACAAGCGGCAGCTCAGAAAAAACTAGCTGATGAAAACGCAGCCTACGTTAAGAAACAAAAAGACTTAGACGCTGCAGGTGATCTAGCCATACTTAATAATCAAGCTCAAGCTGAGATTGACCTAATGGCTGCAAACGCTAAATACGAAAGCGATCAGAACGCTCTTAGACAAAAAGAGCTAGACGAGACTAATAAGAAAATAATAGAGTTAGCCGAAAGGCTTTCTATCCCCTTCGCTCAAGCTCTAGGTCTTATACGTCAAGCCAAAGCTGAGGCTACTGTAGGTCTTGATGCCTTTGGTGGCCCTGGAGATTTTAAGTATAGTGTACCTACTAAGTTTAAACCTGGTAAATCTAAGGTAACTAAAGCCCCTAAAGATGCCTTAGTATCTCTTATGCAAAACCTTACACTGCAAAAAGAGTTGTTAGGTGTAGAGGAAGACAGGGCCAGTGTCCTTCAAGCTTTAGGTGAGTCTCGTAATAAATATACAGAAGAACAGATACAGAGAGCTGTAGATCTAACTGAGAAGATAAGGTTACAGACAGAGGCATTAGAGCAGCAGAAACAAGTGGGAGACATGGTTGGTCAATCCTTTGAGAATGCTTTCATGTCTATTGTAGATGGCACTAAGTCTGTACAAGACGCCTTTAAACTTATGGCTTCTGATATTATTAAAGAACTCTACAGAATATTCGTGGTCAAACAGATTACAGGTATGATATCCGCTGCAGTAGGAGATGTTACAGGTCTTATGTCAGGTGATAACCCTTTTTCAGGGTATGACGGTGGTGGATACACAGGCTCAGGCCCAAGATCAGGTGGCTTAGATGGTAAGGGTGGCTTTATGGCTATGCTACACCCTAGAGAGACTGTCGTAGACCACACTAAAGGTCAGGGTGCTGGGGGTACAGTAGTAAACCAAGTATTCAATATCTCAGCCAATACCTCAGACGATACTAAGAGACTTATTACTCAGACAATAGCACAAGCCTCACCAGCTATCATCAATCAGTCCGTAGGTGCAGTTATGAACCAAAGACGTAGAGGTGGTGCAATGAAATCAGCATTTGGATAAATCATGGCTATAAGTTACCCTCTTAATACACCTACAACTATTGGCATAGAGAGTATTGAACTACGTGCTGTAAATGCTGTAGCTGTCTCTCAGTCTCCGTTTACATATAAGCAACAGGTTATTTCCCATCAGGGTCAAATCTGG